CATTCAATCCAGGCTGTCCCAAAGAGCGGACATGCTATGCTGGCCGGAATAGTGGACCTGATAGCGCGGAGGATTCGGAACGCCAACCTCACGCCAAAGGTCAAGTTGCTGGCGCGCGTAGGCAATAGCGTCGTCCATCGTTTTCGCCCAGTGGACAAGCTGAGGCTTCGCGCCGTTGCCAAGCGCGGTTTGCATGACGTAATAATTCATAGGTGCGCGGGGAATAGGTTAGAACAGTTGAATGACAACGCCGCCTTCGAACTCAACGACTTGCGTTTGCTCGCGCAGCCACTCCAAAGCCTCGGATTCAGTCTCGAAGTTCTGGCCGTATTCCTTGGCGGCAAGGATGGCGCTGTCATGCTCCGCCCACTCGCAACAAATGCCGATCGGGTCGAGTTCGAGTTCAATGCCGCAGTCCTCTTCGTAGGACTCCAGATAATCGAACAGGGCGAAAAGAGCGGGGCGGGTAAATTGGCTCTCACGGCCAGCGGCACGGAATGAGTCGACGAATTGATGGGACGTGACGGTTTGCTTCATGGGATTTTTTGCTTTTGATTCGGGCTTGATTGCCCGCGCAACCCACGGTTTCCCATGGGCTGGCCGGGGAATCAGAGCGAACCGTGACGCTCCGCGATATCGCCCCATGAGGCGATTCGATAGTGTCCATTCATCCGAACGATTGTTGGGGCATAGGTGTCTCCCGTGTTCAGATATTCAACCCACTCACCGTTGCGGGTTTGGAAAGCCTCAATTCCGAAAGTCTCAAGCAAGGCGTCAAGGCAATGGAGACGAACATCCGAGGTCGTTGGCGGGTGATAGCATTCACGCACCCTAGCTTCACCGGCGGGGAGCGACTCAAGTTCTGAGCGGCGCATTGCAAATATCGCCTTGGCTTCCTTTCCTTTGCCGGGAAAAGCGGATTCGATGGCCGAGATTGACGGGGAGCGGAAACGAGGGGCGAGTGTGGCGGTTGTCATGGATTCAATGGTTAGGGGTGATGCCTAGGGATGATTCAAGGTAACCGACGAGGAGAATGAGAGAGACAAAGAAAACGACGGTGAGGATGCGTTTGATGCGTTTGGATTTCATGGGGTTAAGCGGTGAAAATTTCTTCGGAAACGGCCCACTCATGGAGAATGGATTCGAGGATTTCAATCGGGCCGGATTGCTCGACGTTGGCGATTCTCAGGGATGGCGAACCGTCGGCCATTCGTTCGATGAAAAAGTTTCCGACGTAAACCCATCCGGGGATTCCGGTGAGGTCTGCGTCGCGGATGATCGATCCGATACAGTCAACGGATCGGCGGGTCATTCTGAACTGTTCGAGGGTCATGGGTTGAATTGGTTGGAGATTTAGTCGGTGACGGATTCGACAAGGCAAAGGCACCAATTTTCAGGCTCGTCGGACTTCGACGGTCTGTCTCCGAAAATGGTGATGGCGCCTTCGATGTTGTCCCAATCGACGTCCCATTGATTGCGCTTCAGCCAGCTGGCTGCTGCTTCGATGTCGGCGACGGTGACGGTGGGACATGATGCCGTTGCAATCGACTGGTCGATGGCGGTGAGGATTCGGAGGGATTCGGTTTGCATGACGGGGTGACGATAGGTCGAGGTGGGGCGAGGCGTCAACAAAGAAAAGTAAAAAAATTTTTATGGGGTGATGACCTGGTTGACGGGGTGAAATTTTTTGGGGGTGGAAAGCAGGTCGTTGGGCATCGAAAATTTTGAGAGGGAAAAGGCGTTGCGAAAGGCTACCTTGGATTGCAAGGTACTTGGCATGAAAGAGAAGCCGTGGGAAAAGGCCAAGACGTTGTATCTAGCGGGCAAGTCATGGAAAACGATTGCAGACGAAACGGGACTAAATCAGTCAACGCTCATGAGCAAAGCCTCACGGGAAGAATGGACGAAATTTCGAAGGGGAATGAGGGACACAATTTCTTCTAAAGAAATTCAATCCTTAGAAAGCCTGTCTGCTTTGGTCCGCAGCAAACTGGCGGCGGACGCTGCGTCAACGCTTGAACGCATCGAAGGTTATTCGTTGGAAGGGATAAAGGATGAATCGGTCCGCGAGACTATCCTTGGAAGTGTTGCCAAACGGTCCGCTTTGGTTTTCGGATGGTCTGAGCAAGGCGAGGCTGCGAGCGTTTCGATCAATCTGCTCGGTTCGATGCCTGACCGAATCGCGGAGGTGCAAGTCGTGAGCGAATCCGAAACAAAGTGAATATAAGTGTGATTGTGCAGCATTAGCTGTCTAATAGACCGGATTAGATTAGCTAATGACAGAAAAGGATTGTTTTTCCTAGGGAATGGCACACTTTTTGACCGGCGGGGTGGCACCCCCTTTGCGGGTGGGCTTCGTTTACGATACCCCCCTCAAAAATTTTCCGCCTTTTTGACCATGCTAAATAAAATTGAAATTGGTCAAACTATTACTCTCACCTACTGCGAGCAGAAGCTGGCCCACTTCGTCGCTCGTCATCGCAACGGAAACAATCGCCATTTCAATGTGGCGAATCTGAAGATCAGCGCGGAATCGCCGCATACGGTGGATTTGGAGGGCATAGCTGGCGAGATTGCTTTCTGTCGTCTGTTCAATGTCTATCCCGACTTGGACACCGACCGTCCTCCTCCGCATCCGTTCTACGACGCGACAATCCCGCCGCCGCCAGGATATCGCATCGATGTCAAAACGACCAAGTACGACAATGGCAAGCTGATGGTGGACGCTCGGAAGGACAGCGTTAAGACGAGCGCAATCGACTTTTACGTTCTGATGACCGGCACTTTCCCCGGCCCGTACACATACCGGGGCATGATAGCGCGGGAGATAATCATCGCCCCGCATCGGATCGAGACGATCAAGGGTTATCGCTCATACGTCGCTATCCAATCGGAGCTAGTGGCCAACCCAATGGATGCCACATTTTAATTGACGCGATAAGCGTTTCTGTCGCTCCATCCCGCGTAACGACCTTAAGCAATGCACCCGCTTGGTCAGCGAGCGCAACCCGTCTAAGCGGCAATGACACTCCGCATGCAGCAGGTTGGATAATCAGCCACCGTGTGGTGGATGGATGGCCAACCATAACGTCGGTCTAACGTCGGTTAATTTTTTCATATCATGGCTTGTCCTAATGTCTTTAACGCCTTTGCGGTGGCGACGGAGTCGCTCGCTCAGGACGTTTACAAACGCGCCTCGTACCGTTCGATGTGGTTGAACCTCATTGAGCGCGGCGAGTATCCTCAGGGTACGGGTTTGACCCAGACCTCGTTCACCACGACCAGCATCGAGCCGACTTCGGCTGAAACTTGGTCGGCCATCACCCTTGCTACCGGCAACCCCGGCGACAACGGTGGCGCTTGCGATGTCACCTACAACGACGTTCCGGTCGGCTACAACGCCGTCACCTGGAGTCCTGAGCGTTTCGCGCTCAAGGGTCCGCTCCTGTGTAAGGACGATCTGACCTTCGATCATCGCGTCGAGGCATTCTTGCGTGTGTATCTGGAGAAGCTCTCGATCCGCGCCCAACGCAGTTGGGAAACCCGCTACCAGAATATCTTCGCCAAGTACGCCATCAAGGCGATTGCCGATTCAAGCTTCACCCAGACCGAGACGATTCCGGCTGGCGTGAATGAGTTCCCCTGGATCGATGGTGTCTCCACCGGTCAGGCACTCAATCAGTCCACTTCCGAGCTGACGCAGGAGATGCTGGATGTCGCCGCCGCCACGCTGATCCGTAACGGTGCTACCAATCCTGATAGCTCCGGTTTCATCAGCTACAGCAGCGACGGTCCGGTGTTCCCGCTCTACATCGGCCTGGAGGCTTCGCAGCGCATCGCTCAGAACAACCCCGCGTTCCGCGACGATCTGCGCTATGCGGACATGGGCAGCGGCAGCGGCGCTGAGTTGCTCAAGCGCATCGGTGCGAATCGGGTCATCAAGAACTTCCGGCATGTGCCGAATCTGTTCCCGCCCCGCTTCACCTACGCTGGAGGCAAGTACACGCTGGTTCAGCCGTTCACCAGTGCTTCTGGCACCAAGGGTACGGTCTACAGCGTCAACCCGAGCTGGACTACTGCTCCGTACGAGGCGGCGTTCGTCGTCACCCCGTATGTGTTCAAGAGCCATATCGTCCGCCCCGTGAATCGGGTTGGCGACTTGGCCTGGATGCCGACCAACTACATGGGCGAGTGGCAGTGGGTGACTGGTGCCTACAAGCTCAACACCGATTGCGCCGATCCTCTCGACAAGAAGGGTCAGCACTACGCTGAGTTCATTCATGCTCCCGAGCCAATCTTCACTAACCAGGGCATGACAATCATCTTCCGTCGTTGCACCGGAGCTTTGACCCAAATAATTTGTAGCTGAGCTACCTAATTAACACGACCCCGGCGGAGCAATCTGCTGGGGTTTTTCTTTTTTAGCTTCCGCAGTTGACAGTTTGTGTTGGGTGAATAAAATTGTCGTCGCATGAATGAATTGAAACGTGGCGACAAGCGCGAATCAGATGGTTGGTTGTTTTGGCAATACCTCGTTGGGAAAAGGGAATACTGGGTTTCTCCAGAAAAATATGCCGAGTTGAGGAAGAAAGACTCCGATAGGTTTTCCAAGAAATACGGACAGAACAGAGACGAAATCAAACGCAAGGCCAGAGAGTACTACTCGAAAAATAAAGACTCCGTGAACGAGCGAAACATGGAGTACTACAGGGCAAATATTTCAAGCGTTAGAGAGTCTAGAAAGAGCTACAGAAAACGCATCAAAGAGCTTGCTGCCAAATGGCTTGAGGAAAATGACAAAAATGGATTCATTCGAAGTCTTAAAAGGGGGTTTCGGCGAGAAGGCGGTATGGTTTTCTGGGGCTTTCAAGATCCTCACCCAGACGGATCGTGTAGAATGGTTTGGATGACGGAGATGGAATTCGAAAAGAAACGTGCCGCTGAAATCGAAAGACTCAGAAAAAGGTACGAGCTGAAGAAACCTGAATTCCTGTCCAAGATCAAAGAGTGCCAACTGAAAAATGCAGATGCGATACGCGAACGTCGAAAACTCTATCGCGCCAAAAACGCCGAGAAAATCAAGCTGGCCAAGCAGAAGTACGGCATAGAAAACCGAGACAAAATCTCCAAGGCGCTTGCTAATCGTAGAGCTGGAAACCCGATTGTTAGGTTGGCCAACTCAATGCGTCGCTCAATCAGGCGATACCTCGACGTTGGCCAGAAAGGCGAGATGAGCAGCTTCGAAATCATCGGCTGTTCAAAGGACGATCTTCGCAAGCACCTGGAATCGAAGTTCAAGGGTGGCATGACATGGCAGAACTATGGCAGCTACTGGCACATCGACCACATCGTTCCGCTGATTTCCGCGAAATCGCCAGAGGAGGTGAAGAAGCTCTGCCACTGGACGAATCTTCAGCCGCTCACAGCGTTCGAAAACATTTCAAAAGGCTCAAAAATGCCTCTTGCCATCGACGCATCCTTGTCTCAGTTTATCGACCGGATTGACTCATAGGTTGTTTGTCTAAAAGCCTCTATGTGAGGCAGCCCCTCATCGGCCCGAAAGGCTGGTGGGGGGTTTTTGATTGACAGCGTGTGCGCCGAAGTGATGCTCCGTTCATGCCGGTTTTTATTCTCCCCAAAGGCGTTGAAATTCCCGAGAACTTGAAGGAAGGCGAGGCTTTCCAAACGATGGCGACTATCGTTCTTGGCAAAGGTGGCAAAGCTGAAGTCATCGAGATTGATGGCATGGCCATCCCCGGTTACGAGAAGCAATCGAAGGGCAAGAAGATGGCCGAGCAGGGCGGTGAGGATGACGGCGAGATGGAATCTGAGAACGAGGCGGAGGTTTCCGGCCCTCCCGGTTTCATAGCCGAGGTGATGCGACGCGGTGCCGGTCCGATGCGCTGATCAATCGATAGGAAACCGATATGCCAAACATCACATGCGACGAGGCAGAGACGCTGATCAATGAGGCGGCGTCGCTGGGGTGTCGCTCTCCGCGCGAGATTGAGCTGGCCAAGCTGGCTCTGGAGAATCGCATTGCGACGTATCTAGCCGGAGGCGGCGCGACGCGCGGTGCGTATCGTAGCGTGACGACCAGCGGCAATGTGGTGAGCGGTGATTATCTCATCATCGCCGATGCGACGGCTGGTGCGATTACGATGACACTGCCTCCTGCGGCGCTGGTTCCAGGTCGGATCTATGCCTTCAAGCGCATCAATTCCGGCGCGAACGCGGTCATTGTTGACGGTTACGCGGCGGAGACGATTGATGGTGCCGCGACGCATACGCTGACTCCGCAGTGGAACAGCGTGACGATCATGTCCAACGGAGTCGCGTGGTTTATCCTAGCTGATCATTGATATGCCAGTCATCTCCTGCACCCAAGCGGCTGACCTGATTGCGGAGGCTCAGGGAGCTTCGTGCAAAAGTCCGCGCGAACGCATCCTGCTGGAGATTGGCCTACTCTGGGAGGCGTCGATTCTTGGCGGAACGGCTGATATCACGGCGGATAACACGGTGATTACGGCTGATTCCACGATCATCACGGCGGACATGACCGAATTTCTGTAACCCGAAACCAAATCATTTAATTCGATATGGCACAGCAAACCATCAATGTCGGAACGTCCCCCAATGACGGGACGGGAACGCCGCTGCGTACGGCTTTCCAGTACACGAACAGCAACTTCAGCGAGCTGTACACGGCTGTCGGCCCGAGCGGCAATAACATCGT